GCTATTGCATTGGTTGTAATGTTTGTCATTCTTATTGATATGATACAATCAAAGCTATCAAAGTTACTGCCATCAGGTATATCCGTAGCGGCAGTACCTATCTCTCTCATTTTATATTGTCTAAAATTTTGTGCCATATTTTACTCCTATAAAGCTATAGCCATTGCAACTGCAAAACCTTGACCAGCAAATGATGTTGTATCAACTGCGGCATCTTGCCAACTAGATCCGTTATAAACTCTAAGGACATTCGTATTGCTGTTAAAATATAAATCACCAGCTTCTAAGGCTGATGTGTCAGGATCTTGTGTAGGATCTGATGTGGCTTGACCATGATATATATTTGAAAATTCAGTTTTAGATGCAGCTGCTTGTTGCGCCCAATATTTTGCTGAATATTCAGAACCGCTTACGACAGTGTTTACATCAAAACCACTACCACCACCAATTGCCCATTGTTTAGCAGATCCATTTGTTTGAGCAGTTTGTGAACCAATGGCATATTCTTTTGCAGAATACTCAGTGCCATCACAAGTATTAGAAGTATCTGTTGCCCACTCTTTAGCTGAACCACTACCAGCAGTATCAGTTACACCAGTACCACCAATCGCCCAGGCTTTAGATGAATAGTTTGAGCTTTCAACAGCACCATCTGTTTTAGTTGCGTAATTTTGTGATGTAGTCTTTGCAGTTTCAGATGCGGTTTGCGCATCAAGAGCTTTTTCTTTGTGATGCAATGCTGAAAAACCAGTTGTTGATCCATCACTTAATGTAAACTGACTATCCTCTGCATTTATAGCTAACTTTTCTGCATCAGCTGCATCATTAGACGCAGCCGTTGCTGAATTAGCTGCGTTGGTTGCTGATGTAGTAGCACTAGCTGCATCAACTAATAATGTATATTTTGCACTATTAGCATTTGTTGTAAGTGGCTGCGCTCCACTAGATGTATGCGCAGTATTTACTAAAAATATATTATTAGTGCTTGTGTCCTTTACTATATCTCTTTCAGCATAAGCTGTACTAGCTGCCCAGTTTCCTCTTGATGTACCTATTGCAGTAGTAATAGTTAACTCACCTGAACTATCAAAAGAAAGTATTTTATTAGCACGGTCACTAGCACTTGTAGTAAATTCAGTACTAGTCATTGTGTTTGTTCTTGAGATTTTAAGTGATCTATCAAGCTCTTCTTGTAGTTGTTGAGCAATCATAGTTATACGATCAAGAGCATTTTCATGGCTTTCAGCTGGGAACGGATCATTCTCAACATAGTCTGTTCCCTGGGTAAGAGTTAAGTTTCTTCTAATAACAACTTTTTCGCCTGATTGTGGTCTTTTGTCAGATGATGAAAAATGTGCATCACTGCTTGTACCAGTGTTAAATTTAAATAAAACATTACCACCTGATGAATTACCAGCATTTGTAACAACATAGTCTGTATCAAGTACTTTTACTGTCTCTGTGCCAGTTGATGATCTCACAAGAACAGTTAAATCACCATTAGCAAATATCTTAAAACCGTAAGGAAAACTATGTTGTGTTCCATTTCCATCACCACTGCTTACGGTGGTTGTGCTAGATATCGTCATTTTTCACCTTTTAATCTAATAAGTTATTTTCAAAAAACACACGCTGTAAGTCTTCGTTACCAGGCATTGCAAGCATTATTGGCAATGCAGCTTCATAAAAATTATCTTCAGCAGTTTTAATCATTCTTTTTTTTGCATCATCTTTTGCTCTTACATAAACTGGATGCACCGTAAGAACTTTAAGATAATCTCTAAATTTATACATACCGCTGCCCCTTGAGCCTTGTACATTCAAACGCAGCATAACTTTATTTTTAGCTATTTCTGTTAGTTGTCCTCTTCTAATGTTATCCAGGGCAACACCATTCATTCTTGCCTTTTCATCTATTAAAGGCACACCTAATCTTACAAGTTCAGCAAAATAAGGTTCTATATTCTCTTCACCATAGCTCATTCTAAATGGCGTAATGCTATTCCATAATGCAAGCATTGGATTTACAGAAAAAGGTACACCTCGTTCTTTTTTAAATCCAAGCACATCGTATCTATATGCATAGTTTTCTTCTACACCTTTTACATACGGTAAAGTCATAACTTGCTGGTTCCAACCGTATGCAACCGTGTCATAGAAAAACGTAGCTGCTGAATCGCCATCTATATTTTTTTTAGTACCGACTAATGAGTATGGTATTTCTTTAAATGGATTATCTGTATTTTGACTATCTTCATATAATTTTCTTACATCAGCAATTGTATAATATAATTTTGGCAATGCTGGTTGTTTACTTGGTATTATAGTACCTTGTCCATCAACACCTTCTTCACTATCTGTTAATTTTTTTATGTTTCTTACAGCGCTGCTATAAGGCAACGGAAATGCACCAACCATGCTGCCTAAAGGACTATCAATAATTAATGATGGGTCTGCATAGTCAAAAGCTCTAATTATAGATCCTAATCCTTGAAGAAAAGGTAAGTCTCTAAAATAATCCACAGTTGCCACAGTAGCAGCCGAAACTAAATTAAGCCTATCTTCAGGATCATAAAACATAGTTTGATATTGAGCTGTACTTGCTGCAATACCCAAAAATGCACTTACTGGTTCTAAACCCTGATAACTAACATAAACTAATTTACCATTTGGTAATCCAGTTTTTTCATTATAGATCGGCAACGGATCACCATCATCATCCGTTGGAAAACCTTCAGCTCTAAAAACTAGACTGTATGGCTGCCATCCTGGCGGCAACATTTTCTGCGCTGTTGCATCTCTTGGATATGATCCAGTTATTTGACCATTTATGGCGTACTCATGAAATATAGACATTGTCATTGCACCCAATGACATTTTACCCATAGCTCTTTGTTGCGCCCTTACACCATTTTGCCCAAGTAAATTTTTTCTAATAGTACTACTAGGATTTAACATAGAAGCAGCAATAACTAGTGGATGCCCTTCTCCTATCCTTAACATACTATTTGTTGGCGCCTTGGCAAAAGGCATCAACATTTTACCAAAAAAGTTTTTTCTAATACCTTTAGTAAATGATCCTAGTAACCCATCACCAAGATCATCTGTCATTGTTACATATCTAGCTGCATTATCTAATTCATCTGATTTATACTTTGGATCTAACAAAGTCATCATAGCATCATCAACAGCTACATCTATTGAATTACCTTTTGCTTTTGATGCTCTAGCAGTTCTTACAGCTTGTTCATATAATTCACCACGGCTTGAAATAACTCTCCAAAAATCATCTGCTGCTTGAAGAGCTGTACCTGGGTATCTAATTAATTTACCAATTTTATCAATAGCTTGACCAGCTGCACCTGATATATTTAATGTTTCAGAATCAATCGCCCTATAATTAGAGTTTTCAATTTTATTTAAAACATCAGCTGGTACGCCAGTTTCAAATGTTTTGCCCATGACAACATAGGCATCTCTTAATGATTTAGAATATCCATATACCCTGGCAAACAAATCTTCAAAATACACACCTTCAGGATTTACTTCCTTACCAACTAATCTTTGACCAGCTCTAACGCCACTTCCTATACTAGCTGCCAACATATCTGCCATTAGATTGTACGTCATGAATAATGGCGTAGCTAACATATTTTTAAGATGAGTAGGCGCCCAGCTTAATAAACCATTTATGTATACTTCTTGCCAAATATCACCAATCTTTTGATACCATGCACCAGCCACATATTTATTAGCATTCGCCTGACCACCAGTTTTAAGTGCGTCTAGATAACCTTTAGCCATATCTTGTGCTAATCTAGTACCACCAGTTTCATCTAGTATAACTTGCGCTTGAACATCAGGAATATTAGTACCAGTTTTAATTCTAAATGATTGTAATGCCCTGGCTATTTCAGTTTGTGCGCCTTTTGCTTTCATTTGTATTCCAGCATGAATAGACATTTGGCGCCTAAATGCTACCAGGTCATTTGGACTTGCATCACCACTTTCAACCTTTTTTGCTAACTCTTCTAATCTTGCTGCTGATTTTTGTAATAATACTCTTACAGCTGTCATTTCTTCAGCGTTTAAGAGTTGTCCTGATTTTTTATTAAGTAGTTTTTTTGTTAGACCAATTTCATCAGCAAGTAATTGTGAAGCATTTGCAAGTGTTTCTTCGTTTGTTTGTATACCTCTTTTTTCTAATTCTTGTGGATTTTTATATATTTCACTTATTGAATTGATAGCTCTATTTACATCACTACCACTTTCAAAATTATTAAAATTAAAATCTAAGCCAGTGTCACTTGTAATAAGATCTTTTTTTCTAATCTCTAAAAAATCTAGAGCATCGCCTTCATTAGCAAGACCAGTTTGAAAATTTCTCATACCTTTTTTGGCAACTGTATTTACTTCTTCGTCAGCTGCTTTTTTAGCAAGATCAATTAAATCGTCTTCAGGTTCTATTGCTACTTTTGCCTGAAAGCCACCCTTGGCAAAACGCTCTTGACCTTGAGGTGTAAGTACTTTTTCAGATAAATCTTTTTGTACACCTTTGTAAGTTTCATCGTCTTTTAACAGACCTTCTACGGATGGTTCAGGAACCTTAGTTGTTGCGCCTGATCCTGATACACCAGTACCCATGCCGCCTTTACTTTGTCTATTTAGTATTTCACCAAACAAACCAAATATTTCTTTTCCTAGTCCAGCAGTTTGAATGTTCTTGCTGACGTCAGGTCTTTTGTCGGCAAAATTAGTCATGCCAGTTGCGGACGCTTCTAGCGTTTGTTCTTCAGGTGTTGCCATGAGATCCTCAAAAAAAAGGAGCGCCTAAAGCACTCCCACTATATATAGTCTTGTACCATATTTTAGGACATTTGTGAATTTTTTTCACTTGTCGGTTTGTTTGCAGATCCACTAATAAAAAGCTCGGCGAATCCTTTTCCTGATTTTTTTGCTTCAATTTGTCTTCTTAAATTCTTAACAACAAAGTCATTTTCATCATAACCGTTATCAAGTTCCTCCTGAAGCTGTTCTTCCAAAGTACTCATCGTATGATACTCCACCTTTTATCCATGTTGCAGATGGGTTTTTATAAACCACGGTCTGATAGTTTACTACATCTGCAAAACTAATTCCATCTATTTTTGATATTTCTCTTAGAACTTCTCTAAATTGTTTTTCTTTCTCTTTAAATATTTCTTTTGCTCTAGATGGATCAAATGCTTCATCAAACTCAGGAATGTATTGAAATCTTACACCAGTTAATCCAGCTGTTGGTTCATTACTCAAAGCCATAATATCAGGTCTATCTTTATACCTTGCGTCAGTTATAAATGTAAAACCATCAATTCCTCTAGCTCTAAGTGTGTTCGTAATTATCTGCGCAAAGTCTACATTTTGTCTGTTTTGAAAATATATTTCTGCACCAGGTCTAGCTCCTTCAGTTCCATCAGCAACAACCTTTGATACAAAAACTGCATCCTGGTTGAATTTTTTGCCCATCTCAACAACCTTATCTGTCATAGCCTTGGGATTAAAATTTGTTCTTGTAACAACCTCAAAATTTAAAGATTTTTCCAATTCACCCATAAATTCGCCATATGTGTTGTTAGCTTGGAAAGCCATAACAGTATCATCATTTTTAAGAGGTGCTGTAAGTTCTGCTGACAAATCAGCTTGTTGTATGTTTGTTGGAACATTGTCAGGTCTTTCTCTAGAAATACCTATTGTTGTTCTTTCAGGTGATCCTTCTAGAGTTTTTAATTCATCTGCTGCTTTTATTTTGTCAGCTTCACTTGAAGCAGAGCTATTAATAATTGATCTAAGCTCTTTTACTCTTTCAGGATTAGCTGATCCACCATAAACACTTTCAAAGTCTAATGATCCGCCTTCACCAGCTTTTGTTGTCCATCCGTTCTTAGTCCACTTTTCTTTTTCTAAAAACCAAACTACTGCCTGGAGATCATCTGCACCCATATCACCTATGTTTGGATTAAATGCTTTTATGTTACCCTCTGTATTCAATATCTTTGCAGCGTCAGAAAATACTTCTTGTCCAAAACCAAACTCAGATCCTATTTGTGGATTTTCAAAAGTACTCTTAGTTAAATGTTTACCAGCAACAGCTTTTTCCGCTGGTGGTGGTATTCTTGGTAATCCAGCAGCATCTCTAAGATATCTAGCCGCCCATACATCTATTGTAGCTTCATTTCCAAAACCGATAAGATTGCCAGTAAAGTTTATTGTTTTAGGAGCTTTGCCAGGTTTTATTTGCCTAAACATATCAAGTAAAGCTGTAGTTGCTGCTGGACTATTGTTACCAAATAATTTACCAGCTGCGTTTCTAATTAAATCAAAATCAACAGTTTCATCTTTTGCCAAAGCAGTAAGTCTTGTTGAACTTAAATTACCACCTTCTGCCGCAACTTTTTTATACATTTCAATTTGTTTATCAAAGTCACCTCTGACGAACATTCTCAAAACTTCAACAGCATTTTCATAATTTTGCTGTACATTTGTCATTGCTGAAGTTGCGCCAATAATATCAGCAAATACATCAGATAAACCACCAAACTCTCTTCTAAGTCTAGATCTCATTGATCTATACCAATTTGCCTGGTTGATTATATCTATTGCAGCTTGATCACCGCCCTTTGCTCTTTCAAGAACACCGTTAACATCCGTGACCATTTTGTTTACAAGATTAGATTTATGAGTTGAAACAGCTGCTGCTTTTTTATCACCTTTTAATTTATCAAAGTTTTTAACAGTTGGTATATGAAAAGCATATGCTGGTTGCTGCCATCTTATTTCTATCTTACCTTTTTTATCAACTTTAAATGATGGGTTTTTACTATCTGCTGCAATATTTATTGGTAGCCAACCGTCACTTTCAGGGTACTCATTTTTTACCCTTAGAGCTTCATCTCTAATAGTATTATATTCTTTTGTTGTTTTAGTATCTGCTTTTAATTTTGTTGTTTCTGCTCTAGATAATCTATTAATTATATTACTAATAACACCAGCTTCAGCTTCACTTGTTGCAGCCGAACCAGTTGCTACAGTGCCGCCTTGTAAAACTCTTTTCCAAGGTATTTTTCTACCAATCCTAAATGCAGCTTCTAATAAACCACCTATGCCCATTCCCTCTAGAGATGACTTTGCAAGTTTTACAGCTTCAGGATCATCTTCGTATTTTGTAAACAAACCGACTAGCATTTCTCGCAATGCCTCCTGATCTTGTTGTTCAACGCCTTCAGGGTTTGACAATAACTGACCTACAAGCGTTTGATCGTTTGCATTGAAAGCAGTAGCATCGGCTATACCGCCCCACATTAATGACCTGGTAAAAGGATTTGCATTTGTAATTAATTTTACAAAAGAAGCAGCTGGTATTGCTGTTGTACCAAATTGAGATATAGCTTCTGTCAATGCGCCAGTAATTTGATTGTCATACGGTTTGGAAAGATACTCATTAAATTTTACATTCAAAGATTTTGGAATAAGTTGTTCTCCAAAATCTGTTATAGCCTTTATACCGCTCTTTAAAAAATCACTTCCCATAACTGGATTTTGAATATCAAAGCCAATTTTATTAAGACCAGCTGTTACAATATCAACTGGCGCACCAACAATTGTTGCGAGGTTCATTGGCGCTTCTGTCATCCCTTTGACAGCACCTTTTACAGTAGCACGCCCTATTGTTCCTGGTATTGATTCAGTTTCATTTACAACTGGCTCTACTTTTTCTTTAGGCTTATTAACAACACCGATATTAAAAAAAGCAGCTGTTTCTGCTGTTTCATAATCATTTTCTATTTGGTCTAAATAACTTGTCATTGTATTTCATCAATCCTAAATTTTTGATATGCCATAAGTTCTCTTTTTAAATTTTTAACTAATGGATCACTTGCTTTGAACTTTTCTGGATTATTTTCTATGAATTTTTTAATTGATGCGATTGGTTTATTTGAGTCATATTCAAATCCATATGTTCCTTTTACTGAATCAAAAAAATCAATTGCTGATTGTTTCATAATTTTACGAAACTCTAATTCTTTTTTGTTATAAATATCTTGTGCTTTTTTAATAGTTTGTGCGTATGTAATATTCTTTGTTGTCAGTTTCCATTCAAATAATTCATTTTGTGCATCATCAAACATGAGCTGGAGAGACTTACCAGCTGCACCAGTAGTATCTGCATTTTCGTTATAACTTAATTTATTTTTGAAAAATTGTTTTGCATCTCTAAAGCCATCATCTAATTCTTTTTGAGCAGCTGATAAAAAACCTTTGTAGTCTGTATCGTTAAGTCCTATAGCATTTTCTTCAACCAACTTAGCTGTCAAAATATTATTTCTATCTGCTGCTTTAAGTAACTGAATTACTGATCTATCTGATTTTTGGTTGCCCTTTGTTTCAGGCTGCCTTATTCCTAAAAATAATTCTGTTTCTCTTATTTTGCTTGTTGTAAGATAATATCCTCTTGATTTAAGAATTTGATGATTTTTCTTTGCTTCTTGTAATTGTGAAGCATTATTTACATCAATATTAATAACCTTTGCATAAAGACTATTATTGATACCTTCTAATTCTTTTTGCTTATCTTCTTTTTGTTGTTCTCGATCTTTGTCAAACTCTTCAGCTGCTTTGAGTATTCTGTCACGCAGTTTTGTTTTATCACCAATAAGATTGATAGCATTGTTCAAAATTACATTATCACTTTTGCCGTCAACTATTTCCATAGCTACAGCCATAGCACTAGGTGACTTTTTCATTTCTTTTAAAACTAAACCATCCACTAGCATTTCTGCTGATTTATCAAAGGCTGAAGTATATTCTTTTGAACTGTAACTGCCACCAGTAAGAGCTTTAGTTAATATACCTGGATTATTTACATTAGTAGAAAAAACCTTTTGAAAGTTTTCGTTAGCTGTTCCAAAGTTATCTGCATTTATGATTGCATTTACAGTTTCATCAGTGCTGCTAGATATATTTGATTTGTTTACCTCAATGATTCTAGAATTGTTTTTTTTCACATAATCAATGATTGCAGAACTATAGACCTCTTGCCCTACAGACATAAATCTAGATTGTGATTTTTTAGAACTTAAAAAGGGTTTACCAGTTGCTGGATTAATTTTAAGACCCATTTGATACTGTTTAAGTATCTGTTTCATTTTACCCCTGGCTTCATTTTCAGCCTGGATAGGATTTTCACTTTGCAATGCTTTTGATTTTTCCAACTCAAACTCTGCAACAATAGCTTTTTTTGCTGTATTGACTTCGGTATCAGTTTCTATCTCTAGTTTTCTCATACCTATTTCAGTAACAGCATCACCTATATCAGCTATAGTTCTAGCTACAGCTGTAGCTGCATTCGGATTTAGACTTGCTGTTAAACGCTGTCCGCCACCACCACGGATACCAAATCCAGTTTGTTGTTTATATGTAGGTACTCTCATTTATCCTTGACCATAGGTTGTTGCAGCTTTTCCTATAGCTGCTATCTTCATTGCTCTTGCTTGTTGCTTTGCTTCATAATACGCAAGTTGTCCTCGAAGCCTTTCATTTACAGCGTTTTCTCTATAATCACTTGCTGTAGCAGCTGCCTGGCGTCTTTGATTTTCGTTATCTATTTCAAAGTTTAAAGCATTGTTTAAGAGTACATCAAGAGCTGATCCAGTTATAGCTACATTGTTTTTTCTCATAGCCAAAGCTGACGCATCGTTTAGTCCTCTAAAATCATTCCTAAATTTTACAGCATTCCTAGATGCATCAAACAAAGCCATTTCTGCTTTTTGTTCTGCTACCTTTGCATTTCTATCTGCTATCTGCTTGTTATATCGTCCAACTTGCTTTGTGCCGTCAGCAGCCATAAATGTTGCAGCTGTTGATACTCCAGTACCAATTGCCATAAGTGTAGCAGCTTCTAATCCCATTATATCACCTTACTAAATAAAATATGATCTCTGCCATCAGGACTAAATTTCCTAACAACACCTTCTTTTTGCATTCCGAGAAAAGCTATCCATCTATTTGCTCTTTCCCAATCATGCCTGATATGAGCTTGTACACGATGTAAATTATTATCGCTCATCAATATATTTAAATAATTTTTAACCGTCCTGGTGACGCTTATAGGCTTCTCATTGACCATATTTGTTCCAAGAAACCATGCTTCACCTACGCCATCCCATATTGGATAGATACCACCGCAAGCTATTATCTTACCATTTAGAACACCAGTAAATGCCATATTCTTAACGACCATAGGCTCAACAAATTGTGATACCTCTATCGGCGGTCTTATCTTTTCATCATTTACTGAACCACCTAATATTTCTTTTGCGTGATCAGATTCAAAATCAATTATAATCATTTATCAAAAACAGATACCGTTGGGAATATAGCTAGTATTGTCATTGGTAGTGGCTGGTCTTGCTGAATAACAATTGTTGCATCATCATCGTAGCCACCTCTAAATTCTACAGTTTTATCTCCAGTAAATAAAGGTGTTGCGGTATCCATTGAATCTCCTGAATCTCTAAATGGCACAACATCTAATTCACTAGTAGATGTACCAACCTTTAATCCTACTGATCTAAATAATCTTACAGTAACTTCAGATATTCTTTTAACTTTGCCTTGAGAACTTCCCAAGGCACTACCACCATCAACTCTAAGTGTTTCTACCTTACTTGTAAAAGGCAAACCTATGTGTGCTTTTGTAACAGAACGCTGGAGCGTAACAGCGCCTGAACTTACAGTGACGTTTGGATGAACTGATCCATCTGCTAATACTGAAACAGTTTGACCTTCTAAATGGTCTAGACCTGATATACTTGTTGCAGCGCTGCCTGAATATGTTAGTCCACTATCAACAAAATATGCATCTGTAACGTCAGAGCCAAAATCAAATCCTGACATTCTTTCAACATATCTTTTTGTTGCTCCACCTATTGTCCTTTTTACAATTAAATAAACTTCATCTTCATCTAGATCACCAGGTATAACCGCCACGGATTCAACAACTGCATTGCCTGATCCGAATACACCACCAATAATATGCCTATGCCAGGCAACAACTTGCTCTTCTCGTCTATATGTCATGCATGATAGAACACCATCAGTTCTAACCGTCCATGCAACGCTGTCAGGCTCTTGCTGATAAGCAAAAGCTGTAATACCGCCCTCTGTTATATGTTCAGCTAAAATAGTCATGTCAGGCGCTACATAGCTATCTGATTCGTTACTAAATACTAACTCACGCAGTTTTCTTTTAGCACGCTGTAAAAACAATGTAGCATTACCAACTTGCATTGGCTGTATATCAGCTGATCCGTATGTTGTCTGTTGTTTGATCTGCGTGTTGTCAGGTTTTAAGGGTTCATCAAATCCTGAAGCTCTTACAACAAATTCACCGCCACTTGTGCCAACAATCAGTTGCCGTCCTGATGCCAAATATCTAATAACATTAACTTCATTTGATCCTATAGTATAAACCAATCCATCATCAGGATTTGTGCCACGCTCAAAGTTTTCAAAATCACCGCTTTGTGAAAAGAATATTGTTTGTGGTTGATTGCTTGTTCCAGCGAATACTAACCGCTGCTCATAAAATGCCACAGCAGCTGGAAAACCAGTTGTTTCTGAAAATGCACCTAATGAAAAATTACTATCTGCAATGAGATCACCAGTGAGAGTAAAACTACTACCAGCACTTTCATTTGCCAGGTCAATGCCAGGAGCTAATGTTATAACAGTATCAGTTACATCAACTATTAATTTACCTGATGCATTATTGCTAGATGTTCCGCTAATGGTAATCTTCATTCCATTTTCAAAACCCTGGGTAATAAAATTACCAGCACTATCTTCTATTCTATCATTATGCTCTAAACCAGTTGATGATGGATCACCTTCATGAAATGATAACGTACTAGCTGCATATGAAGGCATCAACTCAGATCTACCATCTTCAAGCTCTTGTACCGTTGCTGTAACGGATGTAGCGCTACTGAAGGCAGTTATCTTAGCAAAACCTTTATGCAGCTTCACAAGGCGTCCAACGTCCGTAGAAACAAATGTATTTGCACTAGCAGTTATTGTTACACTGCCAGTTCTACCATTAGCTGTTAATGTAGTTGTTGTTAGATTTTGATCTAACATTGCCCCACGCTGTAGATCTACTTCTGTTACCGTCCATGCAGTATGACTTGTCCTGGTAATCTTTCTAGGCGCATGACTTGGATGAGCTATGTACATAACGTCAGCTGTTTGAGCAAACTTAATCTGATCTAACTGCGCCGTGGTGTAAGGCGTTGTAAATTCTACTGGACTACCACTTGATACAACAATGCCGCCATCTTTATATACTCTAAAATATTGATTACCAAATTCTAATATATAGGCTTGTTCAACATTAAACTGAAAAGGTATTAACCTAGTTTGTGCAGAGCTTGTTTTAACCTCTCTAATAAATTGTGTTCCTGGTCTTCTGCCTAGACCGCCATGTGGTTGTACTAAAAAATTTTCTATCAGTTGTGCTGCGTTATCATAACGTCCTAAATCAGTTCTACCAGTTAGCCTGGGCGTAATTTCACCTGACGTAAAATTCTGTTTTGCAGCTGTGATCTTTGCCATTACAACCTCGATGCAAGGAAGATATTACTTTCTGCAACTGTCAGACTAGATTCATTATTCATTGTTGCTGGTGTACCTTCATTAGCATCAACAAACCTAGCTTCAACTAGTTTAGCTTTATACATTGTATTGAGCTGCACCATGAGATTTGCACTATTGACCAGGGCATAACAAATATCTGCGGCAAGTTTTGCTGATATAGCTTCTATTAATAATTGATCATATTCATTTGGATCTTCAACTCTTGCCACATACAGCATTTTTATTTCTGTTGCATTAGCTAAAATCTTACGTCCTTCAACTTTATAAACTAAATCTTGATCTTGGAGTTGTAGAACACGCAAACAAAATGGATCAACTGGAAGGGTAAATTGATTAGAAAAATCAAAGTTTGGTGTTTCTGATTCAGGAGACAGTGTTACTCGTCTTAATAGACAATTCCAGGGATGAGATCTAAATGTTGCATCTCTTACAAAATTATATCTTTGATTACAAATCCTGGCAGCTTTACTATCTTCAGTGAGATCTAAAATATTAGATGCACCAATTAAGTTCAAAGCTGAATTACATATATCAACAACACTAGCCATAATAAACCTTTTGAAAAAAAAGGGGCAGCGTTGACTGCCCCCTTGTTAATTAATCTAATGCATAAAGCATAGTTAATTCAATGGTACCAGTACCAGCGGCACCGCCCATTGTTACAGTTACTGGATAACCATCCTGATTAGCATCGATCTCAATGCCTGATCCTAATGCTAATGTAGCCGCTACATCAGCTTTACCAGCTGAAGCAGACGAAGCTGCTGCCTTAAATTCATCAGCATCTAAAGCAACTGTTGTACCAGCAGCATTTACATATGCGCCGTGACCAACTGCTAAAGTTGTGCTTGAACCTAATGCATCATGAGCAAGAGAACCAGTTATGATTCTTGCGCCGTCAGGAAGGATAAACATTTCAATAACATCACCTGATGCTAATGAAGATGCTTCATAAACGCCGTGAGCAATACGAACTCTGCCACCTAATTCGTTAGCTTTGTTCTTAACGGAAGGAACTGCTCTAGCGTTAGTTCTTTGAGTAGAATATACTGTAGCCATTTATCTCTCCCTTACTCTGAACACTTAATTTCTATTACTTTTTCTTCTTCCATGCGAGTAGCTCCCATAGTCATGCAGTAATAGACTTGTGTTGCGTATGATTTATCAGCTCTTACATCAATCCTCGCTTGAGGTTCTTTGCCAAGAGCCACCTTCATTCCATCTTGCGCCCAGGCAAATACCCTTCTATCAGAGCTACCATCAACTGGTAATCTGTTAGAAACGATAAATTCAAACCCAACGAAATTTGATATTGTTCCAGTACTTAACGCACGCACCGTATTAAAATCGGCGCTAGTTACTGTAGTTGAGTTTAACAAATCACTGATTTGCTTTGGGGATACAACGATGTATCTTGCGATTGATGGATCAACAGAATTTTCATCTAGCTTCTGTTTTGCTTCAACTAACTTAGCGATTGTTAAACCGCCTGATCCTGAAGCAATTTGGTTTGCTGAAGGAAATGATGTTGTAGTAGATCCATCTTTTCCAGTTTTAGCATCACCATACATTGCAGCAATGATAACGTCATCCATCTTTCTGCCCATAGCAGCTGCTGCTGCCCTGGCGTAAGTTGATGTAGGATCAATCAATAATCTGATTTTATCCTGATCATCTATTAAAGTCGCATACTCATAATCTGACATTGTGACCATACGTCTTTCATGAGGTGTTTCAACCAAAGGTGTATCAGCATTCCTTGTAGTTTTTTCTACAGCTGCTGTTGATCCAACTTGGTCGAAGAAAGCCTTCTCACCATTAACAGTTTCAATATCTACGGTGTTTCGTAGAAGTGATCCCATTTGCTGTGAGAGAAGCTGAACATTCGATGAAAATTGATTCACGAATGCGGTAGTTATCTGATTCGCAGACATTTACATTCTCCATTAAAATTAAGATTTAAGTTTCTACGATTGGCTATCTGCTTACGCAGACCATCTATTACTAAGGGTAATTACTCCACCTTACGCAAAGGTATGTGCTATGGGGCATATAGCTTATCCATAGATTAACCCATCACTGGGTATTTATGCAGCATCACCAGTTAGCATCCCATTGAGCTGTAAAGCACGCTGAACAACTCTATTATGATCAGGATGTTGTTTATCCCAGTACGGTGTACCAGGCGCCATGATACTATTCAATTCTTGTTGTACTTGTTCCGTAGCCATACCAGGAACATTGTCTCTTCCTGAAAAACTATCTTCACCAATTTTCTCAGATATAAACTGACCTATGTTTGAAAACATTTCAATGATCATTGGGTTGTCACCAATCCTTGTTCCGTCAGCTAATTTCATTTCTGTTATAGCGTCATCGTCACTGCTGAAAAAACTTACAACTTCATTACTGTAACCAATATTTTTTTCATATTGATCACCCCATTCATTTTGTAAATCTTTTTCAATACCAACTCTTATCTGCTCTATTTGCTCTTCTGTTTTCTCGCCCATTGTATCTATATATCCACCATATTCAGTTAGGATATTTTCAGCCTGGGTTTGTGTTAATCCGTTTTTATGTGCAAGTTCTCTAAAGAAAGTTACGCCTTCATCACCTATAACCTCATTGCTTGACAGCTCATAACCGTCAGCTGTATCAGGTCTACCTATCTTTGAATAGAAACTATCCATTTCTTCAGGTGTTGTGTATTTACCTGGTATAGCAACTTTATCTGCGCCAACCATTTTTTGTGCATTGATAAGAGATTTTGCCATGCCATTAATATCTTTATATGTAGATAAACTTGGATCATCTCTTATTGATTCATCAATGTGATCTCTAAAATTAAATTCTGTTGTTCCTTCAGACGCTGCTTGTCCAGTATCTACTGGGGCATCCGCTACCTGATTTTCTTCAGACATTTATAGCTCCTTCTTGTTCTATTGGTTTTTTATCTTCAATCATGTTGTTAATAAACACCACAACTGACCTTTGACCTTCACGGTATATTGTCTCATCACTATTCGGCACGAAGGTAGAAGACTTATAACTAAACCTAGTTTCTAAATCTTCTAAGACCTTCTTACCTTCAGCGGAGGAGAACAATTCTTTAAATATAACTCTTAGCTGTTCAGGACTACTCATCACCAGCTACCAAATTTAATACTGCTTCTTGTGCTTCAGGACTAACATCATCAGCTGCCCTAAGACCTGGGGCAGCTTCACCAGCTGCTTGCGCAAGCATAGCTGTTCTTTGATCTTGTGCCATTTGAGCTTGCATTTGTTGCTTCTGTTCACGGATTGCAGCTACCTCTTCTGCGCCACGGACTACACTGGCTGGCACTCCAGTGGTCTTAATGATATGTTTGGCTAGACCATCAACATCCAAGAAATCAACCACATTAGGATCAACTTGCATGAGAGGTGCAAGAAACTGAAACAACTCAAGTGATGCCTGAATATCACCCTGACGCTGCGCTTTAGCTAATGGTGATACATATTCTATATCTATTTCATTACCAGCCATAGTTTCAGGAGCTGGAGCAAAACCTTTTTTCTTTGATATTAAATTAAATATTCTATCAATAAGAGGTCTAAGTAATTCTGATTGCAGTCTACCAGTAAGCGGTGCAAGTATTCTCATTTTCTCTGTAGATTTCTGAATCACTTCTGTTGCTGTCATTCCTGGTCTATTACCAGTTACTAACTGATCTACATAAAACGCAGCTCTAATTGCTGTACGTCTTTGTTCCAATTGATTTTCACCTAAAGGATTATTAGCGCCAATATTCAGTGGCTCAATTCTATCCCTAGTTCCTGATCGGTAAAAATTCAAACCGCCTGGAACGGTACGAACTGGAAGGATAAAACCATCATCAGGTACTAGAAGGGGAGGATGGATTTGCAATTGAGCCGCCTGAATAACTGCCTTAGACATTTCATTCAGCATTTTTATGTCAGCCAAAGCTGTCATAGCTGGTGATCGTCCATAACCATTTTCATATGATGCCTTGCGAAATCTTGGAACCATATACGGAAACTCATCAAATCCACTTTCAGATATAATTTTTTTATCACCAGGATCTAAATATATAGATGCTACTGGTTTATTCTTTGCATCAATCTTAACAGTGTCTCTATCGTATCTTGGCATCACTACATGAAGCAACTCAACCATTTCATACGGATCATCCTGAGATTTTTTCAAAAGTCTTTGTGTTATATTCTCTTCACCGAACTGCGCCACAGCTGCCCTGGCTGGCATTTTGAACTCACGGAAAACAGTGTCAACTCTTCCAAACTCATCTTCAGATACATAACATTCTGATATGTGCCTGGTTGAGAATCTTAATGTACCTTCTTTGTCAGTATCAACAAACATGACAGCTGTGCCAAAAGTAACCAGGTCAAAATATAATTCATTAATAGCTTCATGAAAATTTGATCTACCGATCTCAACATACATTGTATCAGTTGCAGCTTCTAACCATTCTTTTGATGTATCGTCAGTTTCAAACTCCTCATCAGTATAACGAAGACTAAACCAGGGCGTGCCTGAATTAGTCAACATTCCATGCATACTTGACGCCATAAGTTCAGCTGCAAACTGGGCAGTACCATCAAATATACGCTCAGTGTTTTTATCACCATGCGTTCTTTTTTTGGTAATGTTGCCCTTGTTCGGCGCAACAAAGTCACCGATCTCTTGCCAGTGACTTTCCCAGTTGCTTCTGTATGTCTTCAGGCTGCCAAACCTTTTCATAAGTACGGCAGCTCTTTGATCAATCTCAGCCATTAATAGTTCCTTTTATTTTGTCCTAACAAACTTGGCTTTTCTGTCGGCGCTTCTTCAAGCAATCCCTGACCACCAGTTACCCTGGCTGCCATTTGACCCTTCTTCCTAGCTTGCGCAGTTTTTACCCTCTGCTGCTCTTTTGTTCCTTGCGGCGTTACCGTAGGCTCAATTGGAGGAGGAGGTGGTGGCGGTGGTGGCGGTGGTGGTGGTTTAGGTCT